ATCCTCACCGAGGCACCAACCAACGTTGGTCCTATCAACACCCAAACCACTGGTTCGGGCGCTATCGACGGTTTTGATCCTATCCTGATCAGCCTGATCCGCCGTTCGATGCCTAAGCTGATTGCTTATGACATCGCAGGTGTTCAGCCAATGACAGGTCCTACGGGTCTGATCTTCGCAATGCGTTCTCAGTACACCAACACATCTGGCGCAGAAGCATTCTTCGACGAAGCAGATGCACAGTTCTCTGGTACACTGGGCGCAACCACAACCCCAACCACCGAGAAGAACCCAGGTCTCATCAACGATGCGACTGGTGGTGGTACAACCGAAGGTAACTACGACCTCGCTTCCTCCAAACTCACCACTTCCAACCTGGAAGCTGCTGGTGACAGCGGTAGTGAGTTCAACGAGATGGCATTCTCGATCGACCGTATTGCTGTTGAAGCAAAGGGTCGTGCGCTGAGAGCCGATTACTCGGTTGAACTGGCACAAGACCTCAAGGCAATCCACGGTCTTGATGCTGAAAGCGAGCTGGCAAACATCCTGTCCACCGAAATCCTCGCTGAAATCAACCGCGAAGTAGTTCGTACTGTATACCGTGGCGCTAAGCCTGGTGCTCAGGCAAACACTGCTAACGCTGGTGTATTTGACCTTGACGTTGATTCCAACGGTCGTTGGAGCGTTGAGAAGTTCAAGGGTCTCCTGTTCCAAATCGAGCGCGACGCTAACGCAATCGCACAAGAAACTCGTAGAGGGAAGGGTAACGTCATCATCACTTCTGCTGACGTTGCTTCTGCACTCGCAATGGCAGGCGTTCTGGATTACAGCAGCGGCATCAATGGTGCTGTTGGTGGTCTGGGCGAAGTCGATGACACTGGTAACACCTTCGTCGGCACCCTGAACGGTCGCTTCAAGGTCTACATCGACCCATATTCGGCAAACGTTTCCAGCGATCAGTATTACGTCGTTGGTTACAAGGGCAGCAATGCTTATGACGCAGGTCTGTTCTATTGCCCATATGTTCCTCTCCAAATGTATCGCGCAATTGGTCAGGACACCTTCCAGCCTCGCATTGGCTTCAAGACCCGCTACGGCATGGTCCTGAACCCATTTGCTAAGGGTCTGACTCCACTTACCAATAGCGATCCTCAGCATAGCAGCAACGTCTCTGCTAACGCTTACTATCGCCGCGTTCGCGTTAAGAACCTGATGTGATATAATATTCACATCCGTGTGAAGGAAGTGAGAGGGGTCTTCGGACCCCTCTTTTTTAATGCAAATAAATAGCTAGTGATCTCTACTCAAATCCATGGCATACGATTCCGTTCTCTTTGCCCCTCAGAATCAAAACTTCCTTTCCCCCATTGGATTTAAGTTTGTGATCGGCAGAACACCTCATGTCGATTACTTCTGCCAGTCAGCATCTATTCCAGATGTGAGTATTGGAGTTAGAGATATCCAAACACCAGTAAACGATTACTCAGTCCCTGGAGACAAACTATCTTATGGTGATCTGAACCTTCGTTTCATGGTCAACGAAAACCTGGACAACTACTACGAGATCTACAAGTGGTTGAAAGGTTTGACCAATCCAAAACACCAAGATGAATTTTTAAAATACATCGAAACCGTTGATGAAAAAGGTAGAGTAGATAATTTTGAGAAGACCATGAGCGATGCTCGTCTCCTCATCTTGAACAGCAACTACAACGTCTGTTCAGTTATCAACTTCTACAACATTTTCCCAACATCTTTAACAACACTTGAGTTTGATTCCTCTGCAACGGATGTCAACTACTTCACAGCAGAGGTAAACTTCAAGTATACTCTATATGAAATCACAGACAGTGACGGCAAGAAAGTATGAATCTTGAAACCCTTGATGACATGTGGCAAAAAGACGCCGCATTAGATGATGAAAAATTAGATCATGACAGTCTAGCGATCCCCAAGTTACACGCTAAATATTTACGTCTTTACAACTCGTTCTCAACCCTTCGGGATCAACAGGAACTGAGTGTAAAGCAAGTCTACCGTGATCGGTGGGAATACTACACAGGGAAGTCGGAAAAACCTTTCCATCTCAAACTCCTCAAACAAGATGTTCCAATCTATCTTGAATCTGACGGAGAATATCAAAAGGCAGTCCTAAAGCTAAAGTATTTGAACCAGATGGTCGAGGCACTCAAGACCATTCTCACGGCAATTAACAATCGTTCGTTCCACATCAAGAACGCGATTGAGTTTGCCAAGTTTTTGAAAGGATATGAAATCTAACGTTATCATTCAGAAGAAGAACGAAGTCTATCTTAGAATTGAATGTGAACCACACGTACAGTATGAATTAGCAGACGAGTTCACCTTCGATGTGCCTCAAGCAAAGTTCATGTCTGCCTACAGAAAGAGGTTCTGGGATGGAAAAATCAAGTTATTCTCCCCAGGTACAGGCGAGATTTATGTTGGTCTTCTCCCTTACATTACTTCGTTTTGCGAAGAGCGGGGGTACGAATACGTATATCGGGAAAACCAATTTTACGGACTTCCATCAGAAGTGGATGAGTTCGTTACACCCGAAGGAGTCGGAGAATTCGTAAAAACATTAAATCTTCCTTTCAAACCTAGGGACTATCAATACAAGGGGATCTATGAGGCACTTCGCCACAAGCGTAAGTTGCTTCTATCTCCTACTGGTTCTGGCAAGTCTTTAATGATCTATGCCCTCACCAGATTCTTTGAGAAGAAAAATCTGAAGACATTGATTGTCGTTCCTACTACATCCCTTGTGGAACAAATGCACAAGGACTTTGAGGAGTATGGGTGGAACGCTAGTCATCACTGCCATAAGGTTTATGGTGGTCAGTCTCCTGTCTCTAAGAAGGACGTGGTGATCACAACCTGGCAAAGTATTTACAAGTTACCAAAGAATTACTTCAACGACTTCGGCGCGGTTATTGGAGACGAGGCACATCTCTTCAAAGCAAAGTCTCTGACCAATATCATGAACAAACTTCATGACTGCAAATACCGCGTTGGGTTCACAGGTACTCTGGATGGTACACACACCAACCGCCTTGTTCTTGAGGGGGTGTTTGGTGCTGTCAATAAAGTAACCAAGACTGAGAGTTTGATTAGGCAGGGACATCTGTCTGAGTTTGAGATCAAGGTTCTTCTGCTGAAGCATAACGGAAAATCTTTTGATAGTTACCAACAGGAGATGGACTACCTCGTAGAGCATGAGGGTAGAAATAAGTTCATTCGGAATCTTGTTTGTGACTTGGAAGGAAATACCTTGGTGTTGTTCAACTACGTTGAACGGCATGGTATGCCACTTTTCGATCTGATAAATAACAAGGTAGGGGAAGATCGATTGGTCTTCTTGGTACACGGGGGAGTTGAAGTCGAAGACCGCGAGAAAGTAAGACAAATCGCAGAGACTACATCAAACGCTATTATCGTCGCATCATACGGAACATTTAGTACAGGCATCAACATTAGGAATCTACACAATGTTGTATTTGCCTCCCCTTCAAAATCAAAAGTAAGAAACTTACAAAGCATTGGGCGCGTTCTCAGAAGAGGTGCCAATAAAAGAAAAGCAGTTCTCTATGACATTGCTGATGACATTAGCAAAGGTGGAAAGAGAAACTACACACTTAATCACTTAGTTGAAAGAGTAAAAATATACAATGAAGAAAACTTTAATTATGAATTTATTGATGTCAAAATTAGAGAGTAGTATGGATCAAGAATTTCTTGCAGCATTAAAACTAGTGTCTGGAGAAGAAATTCTTGCTGTTGCTTGTCACATTGTAGATGAAGATGGAGACTACGTAATCGTAGAGAATCCTATTGAAGTTGAAGAAGTGACCATGGGAAACAAACTTGGAGCTAAAGTATCTCCATGGATGAGGTTCTCAAGAGAAGATGTTTTTATTATTCCAAAAGAAAAGATCATCACAATTGTTGAAGTAGACGCAGACGTGCAAATGTTCTACGCTATGTCCTTGAGGAAACTCAACGCGGATACGGTAACAAAAGCATCAGGAAGAATATCCTCTGTAGAAGAAGCTAGAAATAAACTAGAAGATATCTTTAATAGCTAAAGCTTTCTTTCTGAACTCGCACACTCATATTCTACTGATGGAATGAGTGTTTGTCAAGCCTTGACTATGACCGTATGTTTTGGTAAGATAACTTCAGATGAAAACCAGGAATGAATGGTAAGAAGAAAAGCAGCATCAGAACACTACGTCAATAACAGAGACTTTTTAGACGCACTAGTTGTGTTCAAGAAGGAGTGTGCTCGTGCCAAAGAGAATGGTGAACCACGCCCTCCTATTAGCAATTACATTGGCGAGTGTTTTCTGAAGATTGCAACCCACCTTTCATACAAACCAAACTTTGTGAACTACATGTTCAGAGAGGACATGATTTGTGATGGAATTGAGAACTGCGTTCAATACATTGAAAACTTTAATCCTGAGAAATCCAGCAACCCGTTTGCATACTTCACTCAGATTATCTACTACGCTTTCCTGAGACGGATCCAGAAGGAGAAGAGGCAGTTGGAGATCAAGAATAAGATTCTAACCAAGTCTGGTTATGATCAGGTCTTCCATACTGATAGCAACGACGCTTCTTCTGACTATAATACGATTAAAGAAAACGTGGAGATTAGAATTAAATGAGTGAGCATCCTGAAATTGCAGAACACGAATGGATTGATGATTGCTTCCGTGTTTATAAAACAGAGTATGGTGTGTGGCATAGTGCCACAAAAGAAGGTCGTGAACTTGTTACTGCATTGACTGAAGATGTGTGTATTAAAATGACCCGCTTCTATCTCAAAGGTGAACAAGAAGGATGGGGAGAACAAACCAGTCGAGTAGTTAATGATGGTGTCGTTGGTGGTAAACTGTAATGTATCCCGTAACTATTGTTGATAACTTTTTTGAGGACCCTGATGCAATTGTGGAACTCACAGATGCAATGAGATTCTATCCACCAGAAACTGGAAATTGGCCAGGTTCTAGAACTAAACAACTGCACGTAGAAAACGAAAGGTTGTTTAACTATGTGGGTGAAAAGATCCATCTCCTCTTCCATGACACTGCTCCTGAGTATTGGAAACTACAAGCACATTTCCAAAAGATTGCTCCCTTCCATGAACAGAAGTGGAACAAAAAAAATCGCGGTTGGATCCACCAGGACATAGATACTCACTTTGGTGGAATCATTTACTTGACAAGAGATCCAGAACCAGACACAGGAACATCTGTCTACAGAACTAAAGATGGATACTCTCTACAAACCAAAGATGAGATCTCAGTCAAAGAGCAGTTGTATCTCGGAACACTGGACAAAACTCAAGAAGAGTATGATGAGATCTATGACAGAGTTCACAACCAATACATCGAAACCGTAAAGGTTGAGAACGTGTATAATAGACTAGTGATGTTCTCTGGACAAACCCATCATGGTGTCCAAACCTTTGGAACAAAGGAGCGT